AAAAAAATAATCAAATCTATTAAGTAAGTATGACTCTCGCTAAGTGGGATGATTCTGTAAGAATTGCTAAGATTAAACTAGGTTTAGACCCAAAGAAATTTACCAGAGTACAGGGTAAACTTCTTAAGGAGGCTCAAATGATATACCATTTTTTAATTTTTAAACAATAAATTGGAAACCCTTAAGATTTTGTGGTTCGTATACGACGAGTTGGTTTAATTTCCAAGTACAACCAAACTTCCTGTTCAAGAAATACACACTGTTAACTTCAACGATAGCATGTCCCGAATTTCTTGCATAGAGATTGTTAATAATTTCAGTTTTGATTGGGTGTTTATTCGCATTAAACACACTAGCCTTGATCATATCATTATGATCAGTATCAACTTTTACCCTAAATTTCGGTTCTCGGTCAGGAGTTTCCTTAATATTAGAATTAAACATTGTTATTAATTCATTTTTATCAATTTCCTTTCCGAAAATCTCATTAGATTGGTTATAAACTTCATCTATAATTTTATTTTCAATTTCCTTGATATTTTCGTAAAATGTTTTAATGTAATTATCCTCTTCATCGTGCCCTTTTAATGCAAAGTCGATGTTATATTTAGTTGGACCAACTTCAGGGGTGAACCCCGACACACCGAAAGGCATATACATGCGGGGAAATTGAATACGTAAAGGTGTACCATGTTTTGTAGAAATTACAATTTTTCGGTTATTGAATTTTCCAATTTCAATGTTATCGATAGCTTCTATAATCTTAGACATGTTACTTTCTATTACTATCTAAACTTTAAGCTGAACACGCGACACAATCAGGTTCTAGACTAAATTGGATTGGACGAGCCTTAGCTTTTGAACGGAGATAGTACATACCCGTCTTGAGACCAGCCTTCCAAGCATACATGTGCATTGAGGATAATTTGGACATTGTAGGACTTTCCATAAAAAGATTCATAGATTGAGATTGATCGATGAAACGACCCCGGTCCGCAGCCATATCGATGATACACTTCTGACTAATTTCCCATACAGTCTTATACAATTTCTTAATGTCATCGGGAATGTCCGCGATATTTTGGACAGACCCACCAGCCTTGACCATGAGATCCTTCATATCTTTCGACCAGAGACCAACCTTCTTGAGGTCATCTACGAGGTGCTTATTGACAACCACAAACTCACCAGCGAGGGTACGTCTCAGGTAAATATTAGTCGTATAGGGTTCAAAACACTCATTGTTACCAAGAATTTGAGCCGTAGATGCCGTGGGCATTGGAGCCATGAGGAGACTGTTCCTAAGTCCCTTCGTCTTCACACGCTCACGCATCGCGTCCCAATCATAACGACCACTGAACTTGGTCTCACCCTCCCACATATCAGGTTGGAGTATACCTTGGGATGCGGGAGAGCCCTCAAAACTCTCATAAGATCCATCAATCTCAGCCAATTCCGAACTCGCCTCTAGAGATGCATGGTACATAGTCTCAAATATATGCGCATTCATGAGTCGTGATTCTTCGCAGTCGAAGGGGAGACCACATAGAATGAATACATCCGCGAGTCCTTGGACACCGAGACCAATGGGACGATGCTTCATATTGGAACGTCGAGCAGTTTCTACGGGGTAGAAGTTACGGTCGATGACACGATTAAGATTCTTCGTGACAAGCTTGGTGACTGTGTGAAGTTTATCATAATCGAAAGTCTTTGTTTCTTTGTTTACATATTTTGGGAGTGCAATAGAGGCTAGGTTGCAAACGGAGGTTTCCTCTTTGTTGGTGTACTCAATAATCTCAGTGCACAGGTTAGAACTCTTGATCGTACCTAAATTTTTCTGATTACTTTTTTTATTGCATGCATCCTTATACAGCATATAAGGAGTTCCCGTTTCAGTTTGACTCTTGAGAATAGCTTTCCATACTTCCGTAGCTGGAACCGTTGCATTCGCACGACCTTCTTCCTCGTACTTGGTGTATAATGCCTCAAATTCGTCACCATATACATCGGATAAACCGGGTGCCCTGTCTGGGCAGAATAGAGACCAATTACCACTCTCTTCAACCCTCTTCATGAAGAGATCTGGGATCCACATGGCACTGAAAAGGTCGCGGCAACGCGCTTCCTCATCACCTTGGTTGAGACGAAGTTCTAGAAAATCCATGATATCCGCGTGCCATGGTTCAACGTATACAGCAATCGAACCCTTGCGACGACCAGCCTGATTCACATAACGAGCCGTTGCGTTGAATACACGGAGCATAGGGATAATTCCATCAGACTGTCCGTTAGTACCCCGGATGCGAGACTTATTACCACGTATATCATGGATGTGCATACCAATACCACCAGCCCATTTACTAATCTGCGCACACTCAGTTAGGGTACCATAGATGCCATCAATCGAATCTCCTTTGTTTGCAATAAGGAAACAAGAAGACATTTGAGGTCTTGGGGTACCAGCATTGAATAGTGTGGGTGTAGCGTGGATGAAAAAACCCTGAGACATTTTATCATACGTTTCGAGAACGGATGGGATATCCTTACCATGGACACCAATAGCAACACGCATAAATAGGTATTGAGGGGTTTCAATCAATTTCCCATCAACCCTTTGAAGATAACTTTTTTCGAGAGTTTTCAGACCAAAATAACCAAAGTCAAAGTCGCGGTCAGTTTTAATATTATCCTTCACATATTGGGCAACTTCTACAACTTCATCTGTAATAACATCAGCCTTCTGGAGTTTTCTCATTGCAAGATGAAAGTTGTTGGGGCACACCTTTTGAATATTACTCGCAATGATACGAGTCGCGAGAATTTCATAGTCGGGGTCGATTGTGATCATTCCAACACAAATTTCAGCAGAAAGTGTATCGATTTCCTGGGCGGTGATATTATCGTACATAGATGAGAACACCTGCTGGGCAACCTTAGTCGAATCACAATTTTTAGAGAGACCGGAAGTTAAGTTCTTGATCCTATTGGTGACATTGTCAAATTTCATGTCCTCAATACGACCTGATCGTTTAATGACCCTCATATACATTCTCTTGAATTTTTATTTTTAACTTACTTTTTGCATTGGAGGTCAGCACTTCGAACAGAAACTGTCCCGAAAGTTTCGAATTTACGGTTAGGCTGGAGAAGGTAGGTGTTCACGAAGAATGGACCCATCTCACCCGCCTTGGCCACGGGAGCGTAAGAACCAATAAAGCAGGCTGGGGGTTTACATTGGATTTCATCCACGACGTCTGGCTTACTGGCATACACTTCATCAAAATCAGCAATGTTCAACATTTAATATAGTGATATAGTTTTTTTTTCGGAGACTATATTAAATGTGTGACAACCTCCACCTTGAATCCATCAAACAATGTGAAACACCGTTGAACACTTTATTTTTTTCCGATTTTAATCAGAATCTTCTCCAGAGAGGAATTCGTCAGGGTTTCAAAAATAAAACGGGCATCGCTATAGATTATCAGAACAAAGACGATTTATATAGTATAATGCGAGTCGTTTTCATTAACAATTCAGGTGATCATCATTCACGGGTGAACGAACAGGTGAAAGTTATGAATTCTCGTGTTATATCCACTGCTATATCGCAAATTCAAACCGGTGTATCTCAATATTTAACTTACGTTGAAGACATTGACAGCCCCCTGCGACCAATTGATAAACCTATAAGCACGAGTAGGGTGGGGACAAAAATACCAATTAATAACAAGATTGGTATCAATTAAAGATTTGGGTATATTTACTAGTAAGCATGAGTTTAAATTATTATAAAACGGAAACCGAAAAAGTATGTAAAGCTAAAGGGTGGGATCGAGCCGCAGTTGATACTGTATGGCTACTTCTTACAGAAGAATTCGGTGAACTCGCATCAGCGATCAGACAGCATAAAAAAACATATAAAAAGATGCATTTAAAAAAGGAACGTGGAACTGATATAATGATGGAAATGGGTGACGTTTTCAGTTACCTTTTTCAATTAGCACATATGCTAGATGTTGATCTCGACAAGATGTGGGTAGAGCATAGTGAAAAAGTCAAGACTAAGAATTATTATCTAAGTAAAAGTAACCGATGAGTAATTTTATGCTCGAGGATGAAAATGCAAATAATATTATAAATCCTTTTGTCATACATGACTTATCCCTTCCAGGAAATGTGAGACAGACAGGAGTTTTTGATGATTTTTCTATTAAGAAGGATGAAGATGAAACGTTTGTCGTAGATAAAAGTGTATTCTGTGATTATGGTTTATGTAAAGATGCTAATGAGACATGTACATTAAAAAAACGTATTCACCCACGCCCTAATATAGACCGAGGAGTCGCATGTAAAAAAAAACAAATTGTTCCTATGGAACCCGTGGAACCCGTTTATCATATATCCACTAAATTCATTAAATTTATTATACTTCTTGTGATAAGTCTGATTCTATATTTTTTATTACTTTAGTGAAATACTTTAGTCTCTGTGTATCACTGCAAGTATCTATGACATCCCTTAGGTCATTTAAACAAAAATTAACTATCATATCTCTTTGCCATTTAACCTTTGGGTTAATGAAAGGTGGTTGAAATGTCGAATCCAAAATTTTCAATGTATGTATCATTCGGATATATGTATTGATCTTTTGTTTATTGACAAGTATATTATCAATCAATATTTCTGCCATTTTATGATAAACTTCGGTTGTTTTTTCAACCATCGTATCTAAAAATTTCTCATACGGAATACTACATTTTTTAGAATTTATAACAGTCCAATCACCAATTGGACGAGTAAAAATATAGTCGGTATATACTTCATATCCGATATTTTTTACATAACGATCATAAATGAATTCTACAAAATCTACCCCTGTATCGACATCGTGTATAAATTTAGCTGATCGTATAAAGGAAGTCATATACTTTATTATCCTTTTTTATCTCTAAGTTAAAATATTTGTTTATTTATATATGAAAACGGTACATATAACCATAATAATAATACTATTACTTTGTATCATTTCATCTGTGGTAGCTTATATGATGTCATCTACAGATCCAGAACCAGAGCTAGAGCTAGAGCCAGAAGAATATAAATATGATTTTATAATTAATGTACCCAATCATCACGCAAACTATAATCTTCATATATCAGATATCAAAGCTGATGATGTCAGATTGACAAAAGAACACGTTACAATACACGTAACACCGGATAATGCTATATGTAACAGTAAACCTGGTAGTTACGAATGTGCAGAAGGTGCAACTGGGATGCACGATTTGCATCCCATAACAGATAATGTTAACGATATTACATGGACCGCGTGGAATAAAGACACATTACCAAAAGATACAAAGGTTTTTACTGTCACCATGAAAAATAAAGTAAAAAAATTTGAAATTGAACATTGGAGACCTGTATATGTTCCAGGGTTTATAATTAAAGAAAATGACGTGGAGGTTCTTAAAGAGTCTGAAAACCGTGGGTCTGAGACCACTCCATCACCCGTCGTTTATATATATTCTCTATATTAAATTAGTCTAATTGGGTCTTTATAAAATACACCTCTTTTAATCCGCTCCACCCATTTATCATCGGGTGATAAACACGTGTTCATATATAAATTTTCATCAATCATTTTTACATCAACAAAACATTCTTTCAAATCTTGTACCATAATATCGTTTATATATACTTTGTCAAAATAAGACAACGACTTTGTTGTAATTTTACCATATTTGAAGTAATCTATCGGTTTAACCCAAAAATTTCCATCATTGTCATAAGGTAAGTACATTTGTATGTCTATCATAAGCTCATTTTCGTATCCAATTTTTACAGAATGAATCATTAAGTCTCTCATTTTCAAAAGTTGTTCATGTTTGAAATCCTTAACATCTGGATGATATAGTATAATATCAACATCCAACGTTTTATTGGGATTTACTAAGAAATTACCACATATATGCATTTGGACATCTAAGTCATTATCTTTTATGTATTTTTTTATACTTTTAAACCATTTGAAGAAGTCTTCCCGTTTAGGTGGATTATCTGGAAAGAATCCTTCAACTATACCGGTTCTATACACATCTCTTCCCATAAACACCTTAACATTAAACTCTTTAAATACATAACCTAAGTCAATTTAAAGTTTATAATTTTCAAGAAAATATGTATTCATCTATTGCAAATAATAGTTTTTCTTATCTTTTAACTTTGAATGAATTCAGAGATAACATTTCAGATGAGTTTAAACCATCATTAATCAAAATTACGACAATTACCATGGTATCGAAGTTTATGCAAGACATCAATATTAAAAGACTTCGAACTATTTTTGAAAAGATTGGGTCCTTAAAATTAAAAAGAGAAGGTGTAGAGACGGATAATTCATTTGAATGGACACTTAAACCAACTACATTTTACAATCAGATTACACTTACTTACCATGATCAATACAGTACAAAGTCTGTTAAATTGTTCCCAAATGGGAGTGTACAAGTTGCTGGGTGTTGTGACTTATTTGATTGCAAACGAATAATTGTTCAGCTTTCGTATATTCTCAAGAAATTTCTTGATATGGATGACATTCCAATTGATTCCTATAGGATTGTTATGATTAATTCAAATTTCAGTTTGAATTACAATCTCAATCTTATTAAAGTTGCAGAACATTTTGAAAAATATTCAGATATTTTCAAAGTGTCGTTTGAACCTGATCGTTATTCAGCTGTTAAAGTTAAATTTAAACCTGCACAGGACATGAAAGAAATAACAACGAGTATATTCAGCACAGGTAAGATTATTATTACAGGCGCAGAAAACCTAAAAGAAATTGCATTTGGTTATAACATTATCAATCAACATATAAACGAAGAACCTCAGGTGAGAGTGTCTCGCACAGTTGAGACTGACGTTTTTGATGTATATTTGGGATACAAAAATGATTCTATGCTAAAATATATCAGAGAGAGAGGGTTTAAATCGTGGATGTATACGATTGAAAATAGGAAGATTAATTTCTAATTATATATTAAAAATGTCTCAGCGACTTGGAATGGCTGATGGTAGATGCTTTACTCTAAACAGTGCTTCTACTCTTACAAACAATTTCATCATGAATAAAAATGGTATCAAACCAGAAGATAACTATTCTTATCGTCAACTTCTCCAGAAGTCTGGTCCAGAATTGATTACCAAACTACAGAATGAATACCAAGGTAATAATTGTGATTCATGTGATAAAATTTTCAAACCATCTAAAACTTATTGAGTCAAATCACGGTAAAAACTTTAGTACCATACTCTAGAATGTCTACATGTGCGATATGTCTAAACGAAGTCAAGTCAACGAGGAACAATCCTCCGATTCGTTGTGGACATATCTTCCATTCCCACTGTCTAGAGAAATGGAAATCACAAGGTAAAAATACATGCCCCACATGTAGAAAAGTTTTTGATGTATCTCAATTTAAAATTACATTGAAGATTCAAAACAATTATACATCACAGGAAAACTCTGTGCACTTGAACGAAGAATCTATATTTACCGTCTTAGACCGATTTGATTATATTGAGGTCGATAATTTATCTGATATAGAAAGCATTCTAGCGGATCTTGGGATGGGTCTTACCGACTTTGATCCCAGTGTTTTTCACACAGAATGAACTACAATATGTTTCATACTTTAACCCAGGGTAATCTCTCGATGCTTTACGGGGATCTATTATAATTTTACCTTTAGCATCAGTAAGGAGGGGTCCAGTTGCCCACCCACGTTTGTGACTGAATATATTAGCTTTGAAGATGATACGCTTACCCATTTTGAATATACCAGCCCTCTTTATCCGTGATTCTGGTACTTTAAAGAACTTTGCCACGGATGCTATTGTGTCACCAGTCTTGATTTTGTACTCTACAACACCATGTTGCTTGTAGAAGTGGAAGTCCCCTTGACGAATGTAGTTTGTTGGTCTCCCTGGAGAAACGAACATCATTATCTTAAAATATCCCTTTTTACATTTTTCATCGGGGTTGACTTTATAGACTTTCTTTGGGTTATCCGAAACAACGCGTTTCGGTAAATCTTTACAGTGTGTGTAAGTGTGGTTAAGGTTAGAAAGACCAGAACGATCACCTGGGATCGACTTTTGCCATCTATAAGCTTCATAATCACCCACAGCGTAAGCGTAACAATTGTTATTTCCAATACCCGTAGATGTTCCCCATTTTTTATTTGTAAATTTAGATTCAGAACCACTTAATGGAAGTTTACTCATTTACATTTCAGTCAGAAAAAAAATGTTTATAAATAATAAATGATTCAGGAAGTTTCCAAAGCTCGTACTAAGAAAGAAATGCTCATCGAAATTCTCACTTTTGTGTTGACACTTTTAGTAAGCACCTTTATTCTCCGTGTTGTATGGAACAAATCTCTTGTGAAACATATCACTGTTCTTAAACCTATCGCCACGTTACTCGACGCGTTCATACTCGCACTTTCTCTTCAGGTCGTCCGTGGTATCTAAAATAATATATGTATATACCAAATAAGATGTCTATGCCAATGATAGCTGCAGGTGTTGGACTTTTAGTTGTATGTTCTTCTTCTAGTGCGGCTGCTATGATGATGAACACTAAAAAAGAAGATGAAGATGACGACTCAAGTGGAGGTGGAGGTGGAGGTGGAGGTGGTGATGATGAGGATACCGCTCCAGTCGGGACCCCTTCTCAAATTGAGGCTAGTAATCCAGAAACTTTTACTTCAGCTAGCGTATTTACAAAAATAGCAACTTCTCGTTTGGATGGGGTTAACTCAGGGTATCCTTATTCACAGTTTTTTGTAGATGTTCCGGCAAATGCTGTAGAAGAATGCAAAGCTGCGTGTAAAGACAACTCCCTATGTCCGGGTTTCTCAGTGGATTGGCACACAGGTGATAACGTTAATTGCATGATCTATAAGGAAAATAATGGTGAAGGTGAAGCGGCTTCATGTACACATAAGCCATTCCCAGCTAATTGTCGCCGTGATGTGAGAGGGAAGCCTGATGTAACTGAAGGTGGTTTGTGGTGGAGAGGTACTCGCACTACTACGTAATATTCTATAAAATAATCATTATTGATAAGTTGATACAATCAACTTTTGAGTAATAAATAATTTAGACCTCCTTGTACCCCACAGTAGTCTCACCATTGGGGTGTTTTAGGGTGGGGAAAGCCGTCATACCCTTGCACCCCTCCTTATCGCAATCGACAAATGTATGGGGTTTCCCGTTCTTTTTCATGTACTCCAATTGGCGCACGGTCCAGCCACAACCCATGGTCCCGAAAACAGTCCAACCCTTTCCACCACTTGTAGTGGTGACCTGATTAGTTTTCATGAGAATGATGATATTGATAACCGTGAGAATGATGAACGCCAACATTGTTTATATCATAACTATACATTTATTTTCGACGGGTAATGAGTTTTCGTTTTTGTGGTTTCGCCTTCATTACCGCTATAGCTTGTGCCATTGCAACTTTTTGATTCACTGGAGTTTTCCTTCTGGGAACCATAATGACCACAGGTTTTTGAGGTATAGCGGTGGGAATTACGAGTGGCATACTCTTCTCACCTGTGAAAAAAGGCTTGGAAAGAACCTCTTCGAAACTGGTGTTCACAGACTTATTTCCTCTCAGTCTAAAGTTCTTGACAGCATTAGAACCACGCACGAGATAGTTTGCAGGTAAAAGGTTTTCAATGAATGTCTTCACTACACGTTCTGTCCGAGTTCGTGGCTGACTAACAATATCATGTACAGAATTTAAGAAGTAGTGTAAATCGTAATGTTTGTCAGATTTTCTCGAAATACCAATATTTTTGTAATTGTTGGCGTTGATGAGAGGATTCTTAATTCGTGGAAACACGGAAAATCCAAAATCAATCATGACAGCTTCAAATCCTGCATTTGAAACTGTATAAGTCTTATCATCCAACCCAATTTTCAACTCTTTCATGGGTACTGGACGCACTAAAATGTTTCTAAGATGGAGGTCGTGATGACGGAATCCTGGATACTTCTTTTGAATGCGATAAAGGTTATATATTACCTGTAACATGACAGAACGAACGGCAAAGAGAGTGGGTTGGTTCCATAACCAATCAGCTAACTCATGTCCGTTGATGTATTCAGAATAGAGAATGTCCTTATTGTCACATGTCTTATAAAGATACATTTTTGGAACACCGAAACCTTCCAGTTTTTTCGCGATAGTGTATTCCATTTTTGGATTGATTTCATCAATCGCTTTTTTGTAGTTTGCAAGTGGTACATTATTTGTCTTCTCACTCAACGAAGGTGTTCTGATTTCTTTATAGACTATATACTTTTCACATGTATCATCTATACACCCACGGTACACTTTCCCATACTGACCTTCACCAATTTTCACGGCTCCCTTTGTCATCGTTCCATTTTTCTTTTTCAACCAGAGGTGTGACGCAGGGGCGCACGCCTTTTTACCCCTGAGTATTTTTTTTAGGGTAGCGTTCATGATACTATTACATTACATATTTTTGTAGTTTGTCGATACACTCAACATAGGCTTCATCTGTGAGAACACCCCTTCTTCTCAAACTTTTGTAATGTTTGGCGACAATTTCGATATTCGATTTCATCCATTGTATTTTTTCTTTATTGAGTTCCTGATTTTTATGAATCCTCATACACTCACCTTCGTGGATGATTGCCTTACATATAGAACACCCTCTATTTAGGGTTCGTGTATTTTGACAGACGCATTCGTCACCAAGACTGCACTGACCCCCAGTCAACCATCCATTCATCCCCGCACCAAAATCTGTGTGCACAGCTTGATCATGTCCCAGATTGATAGAGACATTTTCCTGAACGGTTCTGGGAATACATCCATCACATTTAAACACATCGATATGAATTGGACCATCAAAGTTAATTTCATTGTTAACATTTACTAAACCGAGATTCATTATTATATTCGTAAGAAAAATATTTAATCTTCTTACCAATATGGTTTTGGAATTTTTATATTATAATTTATTGTTCATCAGCTTCTTCAATTTCGTCAACCTCATCAATCTCTTGATCCTCGTCAACCTCATCATCAACACCCTGGAACGCGAAAGATGGAAGTCTAGTTGATGCCTCGAGAAGACACTGTTGAAGGCGGATTGTTACACCAAACTTATTATCAATGAACCAAATGCTAGCAATGTCAATAATAGTCATCACCTTTTGGCCTTTCTCAATTGTGTCAAGAGTTACTGGTTCCTTTTGTGGGTTGTAGCTCTCAGGTACAAATGTACCATCGGGTTTCGTGGCAATTTTAAGTTTAAGAGTAGCTGGATACTGCTCTTTCCCTGGCTTTACAATTGGTTTGTAGAGGGCTTCTCGAAGAACCGCCACATTAAATTCTTTACCCAACCATTCCTTTGAATTTTTGGCTACAGTGGTAACGATCAATTCATCAAGTTCCTTGAACTTGTCGTGAATTTCCATTCCATCGACGTTATCTGGATCAAATGAGAGATCAAGAGAGTAAGTTGTGCGCCCAGATGTTTCATCTGTAAACGCACTCAGGCCATAAGGCGAGCGCATATAGGGAAGTTGAATGTATACTTTTTTGTTGTCGCCATGGTTGAGGTAAACGGTTTTACCGCCATTTTTGTTTTTACGAAGTTTAGAAAATTGCACAGAGTTGGCAGTGAAGTTAGAAGAGCGTTGAATAGTGAGCGACATTGTTTGTAGTGGGTTATATTTATGTTAGGTGGTTTGACTTTAAGTAATTTTTTTTCTAGATATATAATAAAATAAATTATGGGTCTATTTAAAGATTGTGGATGTGGCTGTAATGGTAAGAAACAGGAGGAAAAATTGATTATTTCTGTGATTTCTGGTTTGACTTTTTTCATTGTGGCAAACCCTGAAACGTTCCGTATCGTCAGGAAGGTATTGGGTCCCAGGATTGCGACTCCCACAGGGTGTCCTTCGACTATGGGTCTTTTGGTACACACACTTGTGTTCATAATGGTCGTATGGGGTATGATGAACTTAAAAAGGGATAATGTAGTTGCTAAAAAAAGTGGTTGTGGTTGCAATGGTGTAAAGGGTGTTGAAGTTGTAACACCCCCTATTGCTCAGGTTGACGTGGTAGCAAAACCAGGTATGCAAGAGTCCGATTTCGAGGATACTGGTATGTTTCTTGGTGCACACGACGTGAATGATACCTCCGCATTTTAAATAATTATCAAAACTAATTCACACATTTTCCAGTCAATTTGGATAAATTGATAGTAAAATGTTTTTTAAAACTCCTCATCGAAACCAATTTCGTCAGATGTATCGTCCATCTTCCCGTAGTCACCTACCCGCTTCTCGAAGAAGTTTGTTTTACCGTCAAGGCTAATATTTTCCATGAAGTCGAATGGATTTTTGGAGTTCCAAATTGGGGGTTGACCAATTTGTTTGAGAAGACGGTCAGATACATACTCAATATATTCGGACATTTTCTCGGAGTTCATACCAATGAGATTACATGGGAGTGCGTCAATAATGAAACCCTTTTCAATTTCAACCGCCTCTTTAACAATTGAGTGAATTGTTTCGGTAGAAGGTTTGTTTCGGAGTAGTTTGAAGAGTTCGACGGCAAACTCTTGGTGAAGACCTTCATCCCGGGAAATGAGTTCATTACTGAAACAGAGACCGGGCATTAGACCTCTTTTTTTCAACCAGTAAACGGCGCAGAAACTACCAGAGAAGAATATACCCTCAACACACGCAAATGCGAAGAGACGCTCACCAAAAGAACGATTTTTAGTATCGAACCACTTCATGGCCCAATTTGCTTTTCTTTCAATACAGGGGACAGTTTGAATGGCTTCGAAAAGTTGTTTCTTTTCCGCACCATCTTTGATGTATTTGTCAATAAGTTTAGAGTACGTCTCC